TTCCGGTGCTGCTTGATACAACCACTAAATTCTGGGAGCACGTACCGCTCGAAATCGCGCATCGCTCCAGCTCGTAGGTGCGGGAAGCTTTTCGACGTTACTGTAATGGTCTTAACTGATTGCGCCGCTACCGTTGCTAAAGCTGCCAGTATGTTAACCGTCTTACCGCTGTACTGACCACCTTGATGGATGATGCGTCTCGACTTTGGTATAGCATCCAACGTGTCCTTGAAAATAACCGATGTCTTCACAATATACAATAGTTAAATTGATTGGACAAATAATTTTATCAACAGGTCGAAAGTTTCAGAAGGAGATGTGGGGGGATAATGGGCGACCAGGCAATTTTAACTTTTTTTTAACAGAAAATTAACACAACCTTAATTTGTTAAAGTTGTGTTAATTCCAGGTTTAACAATTATTTAGCAGCCTCGATAGCGTAACTACCATCTGCTTGTTTACGAAATTTGTACCTGTCAATAATAACGCGAACAGTCCCGTTCAATTTTGTGAAGTCCTTAACATCGTCCTTTACCGTAGGGTACATTTGCAAAAGTTCGTCATGTGTAGTTCCCGATACTAACGCCTGATAGGCTTCTGCGCCCTTCGTTCCGGGTTTTTCTGGGTTTTCCCCGTTCAATGTTTCACGTGAAACACTAGCGCCAATTAGTTTCGAAACATCCTTTCCGGTTGCGCCCTGTTTAGCGTAAATTGTAGGTTTGCCGAAAAATGCCGCAAACGAGGTTTTTAACGTATCCTTAACATCTTTGCTAGCAGCCAGTAGCTCATCCAATTTTTCCGACGGTATACCTAATTTATCAATCAGGTCATAACGTGCAACATTTAACGAATCATTAACAGAACGTTCAGCCTTGAGTAACTCTAACGTTTTGTTAAAATCCACAATTGCCGTATCAGCCTTTTTAACTAACAGTGATAAGCCCTCGGTTTCGGGAGTCGGTTCGAAACCATTAGCCGAAAAAACGGTAAAATAATTTTGGTTCGCAGTTTTGAGGTCGGTTTTCAATTGTGCTAACGTCTGTTCGTTAGCCTCGTCCTCAATTTTGCGTTGTTCCAAAATCGGTTTCAAAAACTCAGGAACGTTAGTTTCCGCCGGAACGTCAACTGTTAAATTTTCGTTAATAACCTGCTCAGGTGTGCTAGAGCTCGCATTTTGTTTTGCCATGTTTTTAATTTTAATATTGAACCACAAAAATAATAAAGATTTCGATACGTTGTTGTTAATGGATTGTTAAATGTTACTGGGCAATGTCACATATTTTTTTTCGCCATGTGACTTGCGTTTTTTCGGTTTATTGATAGCATTCGTTAGTATGGTTGCAAATATAGCAACCATACCAGAGGCGAAAATAAAAATGCTAACGTCTACTAGTATCTGATTAATCATATTAGAAATTTTTTATATCAGTGATTAAATTGGTTATTGCTACATAGGTAAGGTATATTGCGGAAAATAAACCTATACCAATTAATACATATGCAATGTTAGCGTGTATTTCATACATACATTGTATGCACATCCAGTAATTAAAAACGATCAATCCTATAAACGGAACGTACTTGATAAATGGAACTAATTTTTTCATGTTATTTTTATTTTGTTCCCACAAATGTACTCCAGGTAACGTTAATAAAATGTTAATGTGATATATATTTGTTTTTATAATACCTGGCACTTTTCACCATATATATGTAACAGGTGCGCGCTCGGGAATATACGGAAAAAAAACATTAAAAACTCATTAGAATCCTGGTTTATGAAATATTTAACATTCGGCACTCGTAACGTAAAAAACTAGCACCTGTTAATATCGTTGTAACAGGTTGAAAACCAACTCGTTACACATAGTAAAAAAACCAAATTTCCCCAAATTTCAACGATCGGCAAGGCACCTTGGTAACCATATCAAAAACGATCAAGTGCCGGTAAAACGCCCTAAAATGCGAAATAAACACCATGCCATCCTGGCACCTAGCGCCTGCCAGGATGGCGTAATTAAAAAATCATTAGGATCCTGGATTTTAACAGAAATTATTTGGTAATCACAAAAACTAGCACCTGGTAGTTCCTGGATATTGTTAACAATTTTTTAACATTTTAAATTTGGAAAATTTAAAAAAATTTCGTAACTTTGTAGCTGGCTAGTTTTTTTTCCATTAACAAAGCATTAACACTAGCTAATGTTAGCTAGTTTTGGCGCAAAAATACTAACTAACGCTAGTTTTAAATTTTAATCTTTTTCTAATGAGCATTAACACCAAATTAGCATTTTTTTCGAGAACTTTGTAGCTGGCTAGTTTTTTTGACGTTAACAAAATTTTAACACTAACTAACGCTAGTATACGAAACTCATCGTAGTTCGGCGCAACTAACTAACGCTAGTTTTTCAGCACCCATCGCAAAAAAACTAACTAACGTTAGCCAGTGTTAATCTCTTGTTAATAACATAACTTTAACAACTTTCTAACATATATTCGTGTATGCGAACTTATATAAAAAATCTAGATACTAATGAGTGTTAGCCGAGCTCCCGAGCCGAGACTAACTAGCGTTAGCCAACCTGTCAGACTAACTAACGCTAGCGAGCCGCCCGACAAACTAACGCTAGTTAGCCCGAAACTAACGTTAGTTAGCATTTTCGGTAGCTGGCTATGGCAGGTACCTACAGGCGCCCACAAATCCAGATTTACCTTTTGGGATTTACCTTTTGAAGATTTCCACAAAATGAAAAATGCAAAAGTCGTTTTCTAAATAGTCGTTTCTGGATTTCCCTTTTCGTATTCGCTCCGACTCAATTCAGGTCCGTTCCCGACTACCTCGATGTGTATTGTAGCACCACTACCGCCACCTTCAGCCTCGCGTCCCAGGTCTAATTTCCTGATAGTCATATTGGCATTGAATATACCTACCATGCTGTACTCGAAATTCTGCGCATATATCACCTGTAATATCTTCTGCGCAACCAAGTGATACTCACCAGCCTGCGAATTCCGCGCTATGTCATTCATGTACTGTACTGTTATACCACAGTGCAAGCACAATGCCGGTAGGTTGAATGGTCGAGGATACTTTATATCAACTATATCTCCCGTTTGCTTTATCATTTCCTGCTTGTATATAGGATTAGCCTCACACCACATGAAATACTCAACTGCGTCATCCCATAAATCCTCGGGTTTGTTCCCGCTGGCTCTGGACTTGATCATCCAGTGATTAATAGTGTTGTCCATATATTAAAAATATCTTTTAACTGCGTTTTGAAATTCTTCGAGATTCCGCACTACTGTAAATCCCCATCCTATTTCCGAGCCCATCTTAGCAAACTCGCGCTGCTCCGGCGATAGCGTACCACTCCCGACCTTGAATTCGACCCACACTATCGGTTGTACCACAAAAAAAGAATCCCATGTTCCTTTCACTATCCCTGTCGACTTGTTCAGTGCGCCCATCCGAGCTCCGAACTGTCCCTTTAAATCGGTTTCGTTCTTAACTCGGCGAAACCTGCCTCGGTAAGCCCGACAATTGTTCTGAAACCATACAGTGCATTCCTGCTGTAGTTTTATTTCGTTCTCCATATTATACTATACCCTCCTTCAAGGTTGTGACTAACTTTGAATCTGCGACGTGTTCTTGTTTTGTTTAGTTTACCTATTAATTCTTCTACATTTTCGGCATTTACCTTGTAAAATTCTCCAATTTCAGCGAAATATAGGAGCTTATTTGAGATAATTGTTAATTCTTTTAACATATGCAAAATAGTATATATATAAATTTTCCGCATAATAGGCTCCCAAACATGGTAGCAACCTCATAACGTATTGATTTTCAATGTGTTACGTGGAAAGTTGCAAGGTTGTAACCGAGAATGATGCATATGGGTGTGCATATAATAAAATATACTATTATTATAGGTACATATATAAAATAGAAATATATGTAGAAAATAGGCATTTTTAAAATGAATGGGTGTTAGAGTATATATACCATTACAACCTATATAAATTCCATATAACATATTGATAATCAATAACCTACAAAGTTGTAACCGTACATTTAACGTAGCAACCGTATAACATATTGAAAATCAACAACCTACGTGGAATCACCTCGACCACCTCGTGCAACCTTAACCAATTTTTCACTTTGTGGAACTGACTTTAGAGCTTTCACCGAATTGCACTTAACTTTAGCAATATCCTCGCGCGCTTGTTCATCATTTGTCATTTTAAGAAAATGCGAGAATCTGCCTCGTTTGATGTGCCTAATGGTACGCAAGGAGACGCCCCAGGAGTCAGCGATTTCCTGGGGCGAGCGGTCTCCTGCGATAACCTCATGGATTAGTTCGGCGGAATTTATTAAGTGCATTTGCTTTGTTTTCGCGTAGTTGCCTTTGCGTTAAATTTTTGAGTAAGTAATCCCTGTCAGCCTTAATGGTTTTCTTTGGCGGAAATGCTATTTTGTAGCATTTCTTGCAAATTTCCAATTCGAGCTCTGGATGAAGTTTAATTTCCTTTTTGACATCTTCGAGCTGAATGAACATAGTGTCGCCAGTCCCGTAGATACAAAGCGAGCCACCATACTTTCCCTTCGGAACTGCAATATGGACTTTTCCTCGTTTGAATGTGTCATCAGTTCCTTTAACTCCGTATTCTTTCTTATGTATGCCGTTGAACCTCATGAACTCGAAAAGTTCCCTTTCTGTCCTCAATGCGGTGAAATACTCGTCTGCGCGCAGTGGATTACTTGTACGAAGAAAAAAATTGCCTTTTAAAAATGGATTTTCGAGTATTCTTCCGTATTCGGAAGTTAAAATTAGTCTTACCATTGCTGTAGATTGTATTGTTTTTTAATGTAGTCATGAGCTGATTTCAGGTCTGTAAGAGATAATTTACCGTAGCCAGAAAAGGACTCGATATGCTTTAGTAACATTTCGCACTGGTCTTTTTCAATATCCATCTGGCGCTTAACCTTAATGTCTTTTACATTTAGCCGCCTCAATGCAGCCATTTCCTTGTTTCCTAATAGTAGTACCATAACGTCGAAAACCTCACCCAGCCTAAGCCGAGTGAGGATGTTTTTTAATTTGAGGAATAGGGATTAAAAATCGAGTTTCCCGCCTTTGAGGTCTTCTGTCAGTTCGTAAATCTCTTGGCTACGTTCCAGGAGACTGCTGTCTTCAGATGGAAATTTCTCTTTTTGCTCATCGTGAGCTCTTGCATAAGCGATGTTGGCTACGTTGAGAGCCAAAATTAGTGTTGCGTACTGTTCTTCTGTAAATGTTACTGTTTTGTTCATATACTTGTTTTTAAATTTGAAAGTAAGGCGTATTTTACCCAGCGCAGATTCTCATCCGATGCTGGTAAGGCTGATAATTCCACAAAAGGAAAAAGCCCTGTTGAATTATAAAAGCGAACCTCGCCCCTAATCAGAGCGTTGATTGCCTGCTCGAAGTGGAGTAAGTATGACCACTCCCATCCGAGCATTTCTGCCCTGAATGAGCGGTCAAGTACTCGAAAGTCGTTGTTTGCGTCAAATCCTACTAGTGCTGTAGCGACTCCTATCGTTCCGCTTACATATCCTGCTTTGCACCAGACATAGCCGTTCCGCCTTTCCCAGTCAATTCGGAAAGGTGGACACTCAACTGCGAGCGCGATGCGATTATAGAGTTCGAGATGAGTCATGATATCGTGATGATTTTCTTTTTGAAGTCAACTTCAACCTGGACTGGCTGGAGAACGCCGCCATCAACTGACATTTCGTCTTCTACAGTCCATACCGAGAGTTCGGGTTTCCACATGAAGTAGCCGTCAGTGTCTTTAAACAGTTCATGCACTTCGGTTTCCTCGTCTTCATCCAATAGTTCCCATGTTATTTCTAACTGCAAAGAGTCAATGCCATGAGTGATATCCGAGATTCCCCATGACTTGTACTCGACATCAGAGTGCCAGTTTACCTCGCAGTTCTTGAGTGTTACGTCAATGTTGTCATCGAGTCCATAGAAGTCTATATCAACATTTTTAGTTATAAAGTTCATAATGAATAGTTTATGTAGAGTGTTTCTGTGTTTCGCACTCTACGGGTTTGAGGATGAATGAACTGATCGTACCCGCAGTAAAGCTGCCATCCGTTTCTTTCGCACCAGCGGATGAACCGCCTTTTTTTTCTTGTGGAAATCGGAAGTTTGAGCCACTTGTACTCAAAGTTTCCGTCATCATTTCTGTTGTTTCTCATTTGTTAAAGGGGATTAAGTAGTCTTTACAATGTTTTACTGATACGAGTCGCTCCATAATTGCGAAGGCGCCATCACGTGAGGCGAATTTACCCTCGACAAATACGAATTTTGAGCCAGTGTGATATACCCTCACCATGTACACCTCGCCTTCAACGAGGCGGGTGTAGTTTGAGTGATTGGGTTCGGGGGAAGTAGCTCTCGCCATGTACTTCCAGGATCTAACTGTCTGCGTCATGACCTACCATCCTTGTTTTTATAGAGTATTACGATTGCCTCGATGTACTGGTTCATTTCTTTTCGCTGCTTTGACTTTTCAAAGTCCTCGTCTTCAATCATGAGTTCTTTGTTTTTCTCATACAACGAATACCAAGTGACCATTAGTTGGTCGACTACTTTTTCGAACATATCGACCTCCTTAGTAATTGAAGCGTTAAGTCAATATGTGTTTGCGCAGATTCGAGAGTGTCATGTTTGAATCTGTTTAGTACGACAAACTCATTGCCGTCTTTCTCTATGATACAGCCCTTGTACTTAATGTAGGTGGCTGCTATCACTTTTGCTAACTGTTCGTTCATTTGTCTGTTTTTTAAGATTTAAGAATACATCATTTGAGAATCCATATCAGCAGCAGAATACCACTCGCCATTAACTCCCTGAACCGCCGGAGCGTAGTAGGCGTTTACAACAGATTGGTGATGCTTAGTGAATACCTTTTGAAGATTCGGTGGCATTGCTTCAAACATCAATTCTACTCTGTGGCACTCGTGCTTTTTGGTGCGGCCGAGTGGGCAAATATCTTGATTTGCCAGGAATTGGGCTTTGCGCTTAATTGTCGCAAGCTGCTTAGTGTAACGTTTTGCTCTGTGTGTCATGTTCTTTGTTTTTAAATTTGTTATACACAAATTTACAATAGTTTTTCCACATGGCAATCATTCAAATGTTAATGTATTGTTAATGCTTTAAAATACATCAGGAACATATCTTCAGCCATTCTCGAAGTCAAAAACTCTTTGTATTCTCTATTTTGGTCAAAAAGCATTATCTCATTCCATTCCCTTTCGAGCATGGCGTCATCTATAAAAGCTATTTTCATGCTCATCGGAAACTCGAAATTAAATTTTTCAGATATAACTTTCATGAGATTGTACTCCAATTTTCTATATTGCGGAATAAGCCCTTTAATTGGTCTCGGAATGTCCATGAGATATGCTTCACTCGCGTCATGAAGTAGAGCCGAAAGCTTATCTTCTTGTTTGGCGAGTTCCATACATCGAATAGAGTGTTCTGCGACAGAATAAAATCTTGGCAGATGCCCACCGAATCTACACTGCATCGAAAGCGAGTGAGCTATATCCTCAATGCAAATCATTTCTGGTGTTGGGTTAAGAACATTCACGTAAATTCCAGTGAATGTTCTTATGCAATTTGGTTCAAATAAGTTTTCTTTCATGATGCTGCGTATAAGAATTCTTTCATAAATCGAGGCAGTGGTTGATCGTTTAAGAACCAGTCAGTAAGTCCAATTTTGTCTTTCAATATCAAGACTTTTGGGTTCTTTGCTTTCTGTGTTTCCTTGAACGTCGCCATGAAAACGTAGGATTTTCTCTTTAAATCAGGACGCTCCTTTAAAATGATAGAGACGCATTCTTTAACAGTCATAAACCGATTATTTTCTTTGAGGAT